TCCACCCGGATGTTTCCTACGATTTCCGTAGCGATGACACGGTAACGGATGTGGTCCAATATCAACTGTACCAAGAAGGCGCTCCTATCAGGGCGGGCTCAATCGGTACATTCAACGGCATCGAATACATTGAAAACCCCCGTGCAGGTCTTATTGCTGATGGTGGTCTAAGCAATGTCGATGTTTACCAAACCCTTATCTGTGGTCGTCAAGCGCTTGCAAAAGCGTTCTCTCGTGCCCCAGGGTTTGGTGCTGATCCAAGTATTGTTGTTGGTCCTGTGACTGACACATTGCGTCGGTTCAACCCAATTGGCTGGTATCACCTTGTCGGATACGGCATCTTCCGAGAGAAGTGCATGATCCGTGTGGAAAGTATGTCCAGCATCGGTGATAACTAATAGTTAGCACCTAGAAGATTGTAGAGGGGTCGGGTTTCCCCCTTTCCCCGGCCCCTCTGCGCCTCTGCTATCATTCCAGTTATGCCTATTGTCAAAGGAAAGCACTATCCTTATACCGCTAAAGGTAAAAAGGCTGCTGCTACCGCAAGGAAGAAGAATAAGAATGCAAAAGCCAAACGGTAATGTGACTGTCAGGCCGAAGCCAATTCAAGGAACAGGTACTACTAATGGCTAGTTCTCTTTTCGCTGCTACGTTCAAAGCATTAATGACCGATGATGGCGTAACTGTCGATTTCGATAACGACACATTTAATTGTGCGTTAGTTAAACTCGCAGGGTGGACCCCTCAGTTCGATACTGATGCCACATACGCTGATATCGACAGTGAACTCCCCGCAACAGGAAACTATACTACGGGCGGTGAAACACTTACAGGTGTCACCCTTACCCAAACTTCGGACGGTTCAGCGGAGATCACATTCGACGCAGCCGACGTTTCGTGGACTAGTTCTACATTAACGGATGTTCGAGCCGGAGTAATATATAGCAAAACAGTGAACGATGATTCATCATCAAATAAATCTTTGATCGCATACATAGATTTCGAGGGGGATTTCAGTACAACGTCAGGCACATTCGAAATACAGTGGAATGCGTCTGGTATATTTACCCTAGACTTAAAGCCGTAGGAGCTATAAATGCCAACGTCTAACTATCCAACCTCGCTAGATACAACCTCTACACAGGTCACGCCGGGCTCGACCACCGATTTGGATGCGTCGGGTTATGAGCACGATCAGGTGCATGGGGCTGCTTCTACTGCTTTGATTGCTTTGCAAACAAAACTTGGTATTAGTGCTACGCCTGCTGCGTCAGCTAGTACGAATGCGATTCTTACGCATACCGGAACTGGTACGACTGCATGGTCGAACACGATTACGGGTTCAACTATTGCTGGCACTACTCTTTCGGGTGCCGTCACTGGCGCAGATCAGGTCATGTCGGCAGTCACGCATAAAGATTATGCGGAAACGTGCGCTGAGAACGCTGCGTCTGGTACGGCAGCAACTATCGATATGAATGACGGCAACGTGCATCATGTCCAGTTGACTGGTAACTGTACGTTTACGTTCTCTAATCCGGTTGCTACTGGTGATTCAAGTTCCTTTACTTTGATCTTGGAACAAGATGGCACGGGTTCTCGTACAGCTACGTGGCCTGCTTCGGTTAAGTGGGCTGCGGCGACTGCGCCGACGCTTACGACTACCGCAGATAAGTTTGATGTCTTAGCGTTCACCACTGTCGATGGCGGTACTCGCTGGTTTGGATTTGTGGCGGGTCAGGATTTCGCGTAATGCCTTTCGGGTCAGCTAAAGCAGCAATGCTGGGTGCCGCTGGCTCAGGCGGCGGTGGTTACGGACCAGACGAAGGCGGTACTTTTGAATGGATCGCTGGGTTTACTGCTGTTGGTAACGAAAATACCTATGGTTTTACCGGGATTGCTGGTTCATGGGATGAACTTGAAGTAAGAATTATGGTAGAAGAAGCTGGCGTAGGTGTCCAAGTTCCTCCTTGCTATCAATGGGGAGGCGGCGTAGACGCTAGCGGCAGCGATTATGCCTTTAACGCTTTCCAATGTTATAACAACAGTAACCAAGTTACCAGGGCATGGAAACAGGAACCTCGTGTTTACTGGCAAGGTGGTGGGGAAGTCGGGGCAGGTAATGTTTCCGTATCGAATCCTGCAATAACCGGTGGCAAGCAAACAGTTGCAGCATTAGGTGGCTTTCGGTATGACGGCGGTGCTGGCTATGGGCTTATCAAATGGTCTTGTGCATTATGGAATGGCACGGCTAGCACATCTGCGATAACTGCTATTCAAATAGATTCAACAAACGGTAGCTACTTTCCAGCAGGTAGCACCATCAATTTGTTTGGGATAACAAATGGCAGCTAATAACTGGATTCCGATTGGCACAAACAGTGGCGCATCAAGCGACTACTCATGGACCAGTATCCCTGCTGGGTACAAAGAACTGATACTCAGAGGTCATGTGCAGTCAGCTACTAGCTCGTTTATGATTCGGGGGGAATTGCGTGTCAACGGTGCCTCTACTGCTTACACCGCTAGCGAATACGGTTACGAAGAAACTGCGACGCTGAGATATTATGCTGACGGGACTGGTACTAAAGACGGTGGGTATCTCGGTTACATCGGGGGTAGTTACCTTGGCAGTTGGCACAGCTATATTGAATGCCATCTTTATGGTGTGAGCGACTCTAACCAAACTGTGACATGGAACTCTATGGCTTCTTGCGGTGGTTCATCCAACGGTTATAACGCAAACATTTTCTGTTCGGGGCTGTGGGATAACAGCAGCACAATTACTCAGATAGACACTGTGAATATGAACCCAAATTCTACTTCGTTTATGACTTTGTATGGGCGAAAATAATGGTTGCAACATTCGATCAAATCGGTGAAGCAATCGCTTCGGCTGGGAGCGTCCGGTCATTAGAAGTCAGTGGGATCGACCAAGATTTCGATGATTTGCATATTATTTTTGAAGGGTTTACAACTGGGTCAGGTCAACCCGACCCGAATACTGATGTGTATATTCGAGTGAATGGTGAAACATCTAATAGTCTTTATTCTCAGGACGTTACGATCCAAGAAGGCGATGGCTCTTATACGGCTGAGGAAGTTGCACCGAGCACACATAGTGGTTGGAAACTTTTCAACGTCCCGAATGTAGCGAGTGGCAATATAGGTCAATGGGCGCACTTCGCTGCTGATATAAACAACTACACCACTACTACTAACAAATTTTGTACGGTCAAACTGACTACAGTAAGAGAAAGCTGGAATTCTAACGGAGCTTTGGGGATGGCCGGTTGGGCGTATCATGGGACTGCTCCGATCACCAGCATTTCAGTTAATTGTGATACCAGCCATCACATCGGTGGCAACTCAGTTCTCACTGTTTACGGAATAAAGAACGATAATAGTTAAGGAAACTAATGCCTACTCCAAGTTATAAAAGTGTTCACGATTGTTCGACCGGAGAAACTACTCGGATTGCGCTTACTCCCGAAGAAATAGCGGCGATAGAAGCTAATGTTGCTGCAAGTGACGCAGATCTTTCAGGTATCCGTAGAAATAGGAACGGTTATCTTGCGGAATGTGATTGGACTCAGGGCTTAGATGCTCCACTAACTGAGGCGCAAGTTGCTTCGTGGGCAACGTATCGACAAGAGTTGCGTGATTTTCCGGCAGGTAAATCTAAAGTTTCGGAGTTCGCTACAGACGACAACTATCGTATTATTTGGCCTACTCCTCCTAGTTAGGGATTGTTATGCCGTTTGGATCGAGTAAAGCCGCAATCCTGGGAGCCGCCGGAGCAGACAGTGGGCCAGAGTTTTCTGGTGGTACTGAAACATCGTCTGGTGGTTTCACTTATATGACGTACACCTCTAGTGGGACTGTGACTTGTGATGTTGGTGGCGAAGTTGATCTGATAATCGTTGGCGGCGGCGGCGCTGTTAATACTAATTCGGGTTATCCCCACAATAATGGTGGCGGTGGCGGCGGCGGCGTTGTCGCTGGTGCGACTGTCACTATTGATGCAGGGACTTATTCATTAACAATAGGGGCTGGTGGTAATACCCCCGGTGCGAATTCCGGCGGTAATTCCTATATTATTTTGACTGGCAATGAGGTAGATTTTTCTATCGCTGGCGGCGGCGGCGGTTACGGTGGACAAGGCGGTTGGGGAAACTGTAGCAATGGGAGTAATGGACAGACCCAAGCTACTGGAGGATGGTCCCAATATATTTCTGCTTACGGTGGGGGCGGCGGTGCTGGTGTCTGGTTTAACGGATACTGCGCCGGTAACGGCGGCTCTGGGGGAGCTACAAGCACAACCGGAACACCCACGGCTGGTGGAACATGGACAAGCCTCACAGCCCAAGCTGGCGCTAACGGTGTTTCCACTGTCAACAGTGGATCTGGTGGCGGTAGCGCAGACAACACGCAAACAGCGCCGGGAAGCCAAGCAGGGGGAGTGGGCTATTTGTGGGTAGACGGCAACCGTTATGGGGGTGGCGGTAATGGCGGCAACTTTGCAAGTATTGCTCCCGGCAGCGTTTATGGTAACGGAGCACAAACACAAGCATGGTCCCCCCCTACTTACGCCGCACAAAACGGCGTGTTTATAGTGAGGTATTGATAATGAGAACTTTTGCAGAAATAAACGAAGATAATCTCGTTATAGGTGTCGCCGTGTTCGAAGATGACCGCACTCCAGTTGATTTGGGATGGTCTGGGTGGTATGAAACCGCAGACAACATTCGTAAAAACATGGCTGGTCCCGGCTCAATATTTGTTCCAGAAGCAGAAGGCTACCCTTTGGGATTGTTCTATTCTCCATCTCCACATAACGGATGGGTGTTAGACGCTAACTATGAGTGGGGTCCACCTGCCGACAAACCTTATCCAGATGGCTACGGTGAACCACCTAGCACTTGGTGGTGGGATGATGCGATTGAGGACTGGGACCAGAAATCCCCTGCTCCTGATTCAGAATGAAACTCGTAGACGCCCCCGGTAAAATTACTGCCGGTCGGCCACTCAAACCCTTCGGCATA